GGCAAGGATTGGGAAAATGCCCGCCCCATAGCCAATGTCTCGAGTCGCATCTGCTCCCTCGAGCACGATCAGATAGTCTCCACCACGGACCCCAAGGTCCGCATCGAAGTCGGTGCCGGAGACAGTAGAAACAGTTGCAGAGGCATTCGTTGTAGTGAGATCCGGCCCAGAGCCGCCGCTCGCGACGGACCTTCTTCTGATGCCCAAGAATAGAGAATCGCTGGGCATCCGGTCAAGGACGTCCAGCGAGATGGTGTCTTCTGTACGGTCCTGCCGCTCGAGCCGCCCGATGATGGATGTCGAGGCAAGGGCTGGTTGGACATACACATTCTTGTTGTCTGGGTCGAAGTCGACAACGACGTACTCCATGGAGTCGGCGACGTTCACGATGACGTCATCCGGCTGCATGAAGAGCACAGAATCAAGCTCGCTCGTGCCGTTTAGAGTGAAGACGTTCTGGCCGATGACGCCGGTGCCATCGACCATCGCGTCGGGATTCGCACTGCCATAGTGCTGGTTGATGAGCCCAGGCCTCATCACAGCTCCAGTGAACGACCCAGAGATCGACTCGACGACAGCGGGCGAGAGCGTCATGGTTCTCGCCACCGGATCGACTGCAATGATGGTGTATCGCCGGCTGTACGAGGTCGTTCCGTTCCTGAAGACGAACCAGTCGCCCGTCGAGACGTCCGCCGTGAAGATCGGGTCTGTGGTAACCGCGACCGTGGTGCTGTTGAAGGTGATGGGCATGCTGCGAATGACGCGGCAGTCCACATACCGGTAGATGGCGAACTCTTGACCCGTCAACGTCTGCACTTCGAACGTGTCGCCGTCGAAGTCGTTGTTCTGGACGAGAATGGCCGTGTCGCTCGTTGCGCTGCTGACAATGTACCTACCCTCGTTGGGGCCAGAGAGGATCTGGAGCACTGTCTCGAAATGGGCGTTCGGCGGAATCCAGTTTGTCTCGTGATTCGTGAATGGAAGAGTGGAGGCGAAGCCGCCAGTTGGTGAGACGAAGCTCTTGCTGCCCTGCGTAGTCTGCAGGTCCGTCCCATACATCAAATAGGCGAACATGTCGCCTTCGGCACTCAGGTACGTTCCGTCGACGCTCTGCGGATCGAACGCAACCGAGATGGGAAGGTTCTGACTTGCATTGTCGTGCAAGAAGACTGTGCCCGTGAAGAGCATCGAGTCTTCGACCTCAACTGTGTCTTCCAGAGCCTTCGAGAGTGCTAGAGCCAATTTGGTGTACGTCGGCTTGGCTCTCCTAATGAACTGCGCCACCAAGTCCGTATCGATAGCAGTAGTGATGTCGGCGTTCACGATGAGCTGGAACGAGTGGTAACGCTGAATCGCGAACGCAGTGTTGCCCTGATTCAGAGCCTGGGTGAGCAGGTCCGGCGTTGTGAGATAGTCCTGAACCTGGGTGCCCTTCGACAACGCTGCGAATCGATCCACATGATCGCCGACGGTGTACTCTGCACCAGTCGCAGGATTGATAGCGATGCCGGAGAGCTCCGGGTCCGCCGGCAACCACTTCCCTGGATTGGCAGGATCTGGGATCTGCCGACCCTGCGGGTAGAAGTAGATATTCGTGATTCCCAACGGCGTGCCGTGGACATCTTCAGCGGCGATGAGAATACGACCCTCGAGAGGTGACCCATCCGCATTCGTTTTGAAGGACGGGTCGATCTCGATGACGGTTCCGGCGTTAGTCGTGAACGGGAGCCCGAGCAAGATCTGCGATGCGAGCTGCAGATTCGCCACCGTTGGTCCGTTCGTCAGAGCATACATCAGACCAGCGACCGCATTCTTGTAGGAGATGGTCGCTCCGACTGAAGATAGGTCAGAACGAAGAACGCCGACGAGGACGCCGAAATTGTTCTCGACCGAATCCTCGTTGTCGAAGAAGGTGACCTCCGCCCAAAGACGACTCGGCGCTGGCTTCGTCTTGCTGAACGTCCCTTCGGTGAACCGGATGAAGGTTCCAGGAACGGCTCTGGAGATGACGAACGGTGCCACAGCCTCTGTGAACGCCGGCGTAGGAGCGACTCGAAGCGTCTGCGGGTCGATGACAGAGATGATCTGAAAAGCGTTCTGAACGACGCCATCTTCGATGTTGATGGTGTCGCCTTCTCGAATGTCTCGGTCGAACAAGTCGCCAAACGGGACCGAGACCAGATCCGACCCACTCGTCACCGCACACGTACCAGTGACGTTGCTCTGATCGTCGATGATGTAGTCGGCATTCTGGTAAATGACGATCGGAGGGTGGTCGAGCGGGAACAGCTTGCTCTCGGACACCTGGAAGAGTTCTCCGTCCTGCTGCACCACCACAGGCTGCTTGATGTACTCCTGAAGCGACGGGATCGACTTCACCGAGGCGTCGATGAGCACCTTGCTGTTCCTGATGACAGAACGCGGCGTCAGGGTGACCGAGAATGGTCCCAGGTTGATGGAAATGACAGACGTGAGAGACGTCTCGTAGAACTGACGCTTGAAGGATGGGCTCTGCACCAACGTCTTGATGATGAGGGCCTGGTCTGTATACACCAGGGAATTGTCCACCGTCGAGACCATGAGTCCCGGAATCTGCAGGTCCATCGAGAGCTTGATCTGATCGTCGCGCGACAGCCCGCCAGCCGGAGTTCCATCCACGAGATCGAGCGTATTGAAGACGAAGCCGATCTTGCCCCTATCGACCGAAACGACTTGTAAATTCAGAGTCGACGAGAGCTGGTTGTCGACTCTCGTGATCTGAACCACGAGGATGTCGCCCGGAGACACTCCCTGCTCTTCGAAGTCGTACTGCGTCGACGTAAGAGTTGGGCTGAAGCGCCACGGTCTCGCAGAGAGGCGCGTTGGGACGAGATTCTGGTCTGCGAAGAAGGAGTTGTTGTTTGGAGTCTTCGGGAAGATCGAGTAGCTCAGGCCCGTCTGGCTCGAGGGGAAGGAGACAGCCCCGCCGGTGAGCGTCTGGACGTGGATAACAGAAGAACTCGTAACCGTCGCGATCAGGTATGTCCCCGCTGATGCTCCTGTCAGGATCTTCAGCAACATGCCAGCCATGCCGGCAGAGAAGGCACTGCCTTGGAACGCGTCGCTCGAACCAGACGTTGCCCCGTCCGTTCCAGTATTCACAGCTCTGGTAGCGACGCCGGAGCGAGCCATGGTGAAGGCGAGGTCGCCGAGCTGCAGGAGTCGGCCCGTGGCGATGGCAGAGCCGTAGGACGTCAGGGCGAAGTTCCCCTCGCCAATCGGCACGGTGATGAGGTTCGACAGCAGTGGCTGATTCGACTGCGCCCCGTTCGTCACCGTGTCAATGAGGAAGGTCGAGGCATTCAGACCTGCCTGGTCATCCGCCAGCACGAAGGACGACAAGGTGGGATCGAGCGAGAGTGTCGGCTCGTAGGCAATCCACCTCTTCTGGATGACTTCTTGGATGTCCTGAATGCTCTTATTGTAGTCGTACTGCCAGAGCTTCAGTTGCTCAGCCGCGATGATCTGCACCGCGCTCGACCAGATGGTCTCGAACCGCTCCCGCTGCTCGACGATTGTCCAGAAGTCTGAGAGGAAGTTCCAGACCCAAGACATGTCCGGGACAATGCCGCGGTTCTGGGGGACGAGAACCACCTTGGTGTTGACGTCGCTCGTCACTGGCGCCGAGTCGAAGCTGCCATCGTTCACGATGAGCTGAACGACATAGAGGCCAATGATGTCCGGTGCAAAGCTGACAACGGAGCTGTCTTCCTCGAGATCCTTGAAGCCGTCAACGAGGACCTGCGACCCGATCGGGACCTGCACGAAGCTCCAGCGATAGGTCAGATCAAGTCCGCTTGGGCTGAACGAGGAGCGGCCGTCCAGCCGCACAACCGCGCCGACAACGGTGTCTTGGGCACCGGGCGCGATGATGGCCGTCGGTAGTTGAGGGCTTTCTTCGGTTGTGTATGCGTAATCGATCGTCACGCTACGGCCCCGCGCTGACCACGATGGTTGCCCGGACGTTGTTGAGTCTCTTGTTCAGCTCGCTCTCCGGCCGATCGAGAATCGTGGAAATCTCGTAGCCAGATCCGAAGGAGCCTCTGACGAACTTCCACACGGTCTCTGCTCCTTCCTGAGAGAACTGCCCAAAGGCTATAGCAGGAAGGCTGAGCTGTGTCTGTGGGAAAGCGTAGCGGGCCGTGTCCGGGATGACGAGAGCCAGCTTGTTGTCGATGTAGAGGTACACTCCATCTCTCGGGCGTCGCTCGAGACGGTAGGTATGGAAGACCGTCCAGTCGACCGCAACGCTCAACTTGGACGCAGGCCCGGTCTCGCCGGCATACTCTTGGAACTGAAGAACACCTGCCGCCAGTGGAACACAGACGAACCGTCCCTCGGCAGTCTCGACGAACGAGAGCATGTACGCCTTGATACTGTCATCCAGGATGACGTACGCCCCAGTCCGCTCGAGCTCGTGCCACGCATCGACCTTCATGCCCACTTCGACAACGCCACCTCTGTTCACGTCGATGAAGGCGGAGCGGGTGTAGTAGAGCAGGGCTCCGCCGGCGCAGATAATGTGAAGGCCGTCCGCCTCGAGCAGAGCCGTACCAGATCCACCACCTCCGCCCCCGGAGGTGTAGGGCAGCGGGAGAACTCCAGGCATCACAGCCTCGTTCAGCGGGCCTCCAGCCGTCCCAGACGAGCTCTGAGCGAAGGCCGGATCTGCTCCCGTAGGTAGAACCACGTCTCGCACTTCCCAGGCTTGGTAGATGTACGAGTACTTCAAGCTGTAGAGGTCGAACGCCCCAACAGCCTGCGTAGTGGTAATGGGCAGACCGACCGCGATCTGCGTTGTAGCTGCTGAGGGCAACTGCACTCGATCAAGAGGCCACGTGACGAGAGGGGTCGTCAAATCCGCGGCATCGAACAGATCGATGAGGCCTCGCCTGGGATCGATGACGAGCCGCAGCGTTCTTAGGGTGTAGTCGATCGGCGTGGTCGAGAGGAAGTGATCCGCCGGCGTGCTCGGATTACCTCCGTTCTTCAAGAGACCGATATTATGGGTCGCGCCGTCGAACAGGAAGTCGAGCTCGAACAAGCTTGTGCCGTCCGAGATCTGAATTGCCGCTCCAGTCTCAAAACCAACCCCACCACTCGTCGACGTAGCACATTTGAATTCCAGCAGAATCCCATCCGTCGCCGTTCGTGCGAATCCGGGGTCGCTCCTGAAGATGCTGAAGTTCTTCGCAGGAGTGTTCTTCAGCAACCTGCAGTACCCGCCTGCCGATGGGATGATTTGACCGGCCGCGTCGAGGTTGCTTGTTGCCTTGAACCACGCCCCACCTCTCGGCTGCCTCGTAGGATTGACGGTGCCAGAGAACCCAACGCTGATGTCCGTGTCGAGGTACGTCTTCCAGCCGCCTGTACGCCCGCCATTGATGAAGGGGAACCCGGCATCGGTACCAACCGCCACGCCGGCGATGCCAGCCGACGTTCCTGAGCTCCCCTCCACTCCGTAGATGCCAGTGATGTCGTTCGCCCCACCCGCCGGGACGGAAACTCCTGAGAACGGCTGGAACTGGTCGATGGGGATTGCGGCAAGCTGCGTCGTTGTCCCGATGCCGCCCGCACCTGCCGTGTTGTCGACCCAGACCTCGACTTGCTTCTTCGCCTCGTTCCAGAAGATGACGTACTGGTTCTCTGGGTTGGTACTCCAGTCGTACGTCACCGACGTATCCGGGGCCCGCACTCCAAGAGTGGAGGGGCCGCAGATGCGGATCTTCTTGGTGACACCGTCATCCGTGAAGAAGCAGTAGACCGCTGTATTTCTCGGACCGTGCTCGAGGCCGATCACCGGACCGATCGGGTCGCTCGGGGCATAGGTGCTGGCTGTGATGACGTGGAAGACGGAGGTGAAGACAGCACTCATATCGAGTGCGTCGCCGCGGTCAAGAGAGGTGAAGTAGACCGAGGCGCCCGGCTGCCCGCTTGTCTTGGTGACCTGAACCTCTGACCCAACCGTGGCAATGGTTGTGTTGGCTGGAAACTGGCCGGGGTTGAAGATCGATCCCAGCTTGGTCCGCGGCAGTTGAAGATCGAAAGTGCCGCCGGTACCAAGTGCGTGCGCCCGGGAGTAGCCGACATCGACTTGAATGTCGGTGATGTCGACAAACGAAGAGTCGTCTCGAAGAGAGACCTGGATCGGGTCCGTCGCCTTCACCCCTACGGGGTCACCGGCGGCAGAAGGAGCTGCACCGCCTCGAGAAGGATTGCTGATGAAGAGGGTCACCGCGGTCTATCTCCTTCATCGAGTATGTACTTGCTGTGGTAGTCTACCGACGTGGACAAGCGCCGGTCAACAATGGTGTTCCAGGAGATGAAGCCCGAGGATGTCCGCAAGGCATTGGAGGGACACAAGAACATCTTGCAGCCAGCCCTCGAAGAGCACCAGAGGTTCTTCAAGAGCCTCTCCTGCTATCGCTGCGGGAGTGAGGTCATGCCGATCGTGAACACTCGACAGCTCTTCCGCGGCAACGCCATACTGCCCAATTTTTTAGCTAAGTGCCGCACTTGCGGGTGCGAGTTCGAGCCCAACACGAAGATTGAAGTGAAGGGGCCGGATCAGCCCCTTGGCACTTAGGTTCTTGTCAAAAACACCTGCTCACCGTCTGGCCTCGGCTGCGTATTCGACGTATCTGGCCCGGCGATGAAGTACGTCTGAGCGTACGTCCCGTTGAAGATGGGGACATCTCCAGCGCCAATCGCATTCTTGGACCGAAGACCGCGGATCTTCCTGTCGATGTCGTGAACGAGAGCGATGAGCGTGAGAGGCAGAGTCACCTTTGTCGCCCCACGACGAACAGCGATATTCTCGACCTGGCTCGCCACCAACTGGTTGACCGACGGTGGAACCGTATTGATGTAGTTGATGAGATCCTTCGCCACAACGCTCGTGTCGCTACCACCCACGTAGGCCACATCGAGGAAGACGTATGCTGGCAAGAAGTGGCGGATGAGGTAGTTCGCCACCACGACGCGATCCAGAGGCGAATTGAAGAACCTCTGCAGCTCCTCTGCAAGCGGTGCATTGTCATAGGTGATCTGAATCGTCTGCCCTGCCAGATCGATTTCATTGACGATTCCAGGTGTCGAGCCAACCGGCAAGATCGACGGCGGGATGACGATCGAGACCTGCTCTTGGTCGGAGAACGTGAAGATGCTGTTGTCCACCACGAGCTGGTAGCCGTCGATCTTGGCGTTCTCCTTGATACCGAGCGCCGTGTCCTCAGCGATGTTCATTTCCGACTGCGGACCGTACCCAACCGCCGGTAGATCGACGAAGTAGAGAGCCCCCTCTCGCTGCAGAGCCATCGCCGTCGAGGAGATCTTGTGGATGCCCTGGCGCAGCACTCGATAAGGAGACCAGTGCTCATAGAACGACTGGTTTGTAAGGCCTAGGAAGTTACCCGAGCTGCTGATGGGACTATCCGCGCCAGTCTTGTCCTTCAGCTTGATCTGCTCAGAGCTGGCCGTGTAATTCGGGTCCGACGGCAATAGATCCGGGATGTGATCGATGAGCGGATTTCCTGACGACCAAGGAATGTTCACAAACCGAGTCTGTGGAACCGAGTCGTAGAGACGGCAGCGGACGTATTGATTGGAGAGGGCCGTACCTCCGCCAGAGGTCGACGTAGGCGTAGCATCTGGCGCACTGTGGAGAATCCAGAAGACCTGAGCTGTGCTCGGATAGGCCGTCGCTGGCGACGTGGACGCGTCGGGGAACGCAGGTGAGCGGTCCAAGACCACGTAGTCGCCGTTGATGTCCGACTGCTGATCGATGACCAAGAAGGTTCCGAGGTAGGCCACGTCGTCACCGAACTCTTCGACAGTCGTATCAGCCACCGCGTAGATGGACACCCAGTCGACGTTCGGTGATGCGGCCGATGCAAACGATGGGTGGTAGAGGCGCGCTTGCGAAGAGATGACTCTGGTCGTTCCAGTGCTGAAGTCACTCGGCATTGCTGGTCGTGCCGTCGGCGATAGGTCGAGGCTGCCAGGCACGCCCGCCGTCGAGTGCGTCATCGTCTTGTCGATGCGGAACTGCACCACCGGCCGATCGGGATTGGCACCGCTGCCGTCGAGTTCGTCGGTGATCACCTCGGTGATGTTGTAGGCGCCGATGTCGGGACCGCTATCGATGAAGAAGAGCTGCCCAGGTTGAATGAACGTCAGGTGTCCAGGAACGGCCGGCAAGAGGACCGTGATGACGTTTGAGCCAGCCTGCGTCACGCAGACCCAGCTTGACTGCATCTGGTCTCGAGCCGGGAAGTCATTGATGGCCGGGTAGTATTCGTACTCGTCTCCGTCCTCGATGCCTCTCTTGATGTAGGCCGAGCCAGTCGTGATGAAAGCATTGGCGTCCGGCGAGCCGCCGTTCACAAACCAGCGCTCAGAGGTGTTCCGGCTCCACTGAGACGGGGGTGTCTGAGTTTCCGACTCCGGCAGCACTTGGGCATCCGGCAGGACTGGGTCCAGCCGGAAGACACGACTCGGCTGCAGGAGATCGACGAAGCGGGTCGGATTGATGCCAGACCTGAACTCGGCAGAGACAGGTTCCTGGAAGTAGACGCGCAGTGTGCCTCTGGCAGACGGTCCGACGGAGTAGCCCGTAAAGGCCAAGCTCTTCGTCAGTGCGTTCAGATCCTGAAACGAGATCGAGATTGCCAGGCTCGACATGACAGCCTGCAGACGCGCTTGCAGTAGCTCCCAGAAGCCGCTCACATTGAAGAAATCAGTCGAGTACTGGATCGTCTTCAAGAGGTCAGTGCCGGTGATAGCGCTTCCCGGCGTCACTGCGGCGATGAGGTTCATCATCGTCTTGACCGGATCGACAGGGAACGGAGGGTCGACCTGCACGACCGCGATCTTCTGATGGCCGGCGTCTGTCACCGACCACATGTCGAGGACGCGGAGATCGGTGATGAGGTACGAGCCCTGATTCGGCCCATCGAGAATGGTCAGCGAGTCTCCGATCTTCGCCTCTGCAACATCGCTCGTGCGGTTGTCCCCGCTTGGGAAAGCGGTGAAGTTCGGGTCCCTCCTCGTCGTGAACGCCAGCAGCTTGTTGCGATTCCCGTCATAGAGGAATGGAGGAATGTTCACCTCATTCTCCGTGATGGGATTACCGCCGTTCTGGGTCGTGATGGCCCGATAGAACCCGTCGAAGCTCTGAATCTCCTGGGAGTAGCGAGAATCGTGGTTCGCTCCTGGTGTGACGCCGGTGTTCGAAAGCGGCCACAAGCCGGACGCGTCCGGGAAGATGAAGATCTGGCTGTCGAGGACCCGCACCTCGTTTGCAGCACCCTGGAAGTCGCAGGTCGGCCGAATGTCAACCGCGTCGCCGTACGGGACGGTGATGCCCGTGCCTTGGTTGGTCGAGTCGAGGATCTCGATCCCCTTGATGCGCACCAAGGGCAATGTGAGGCCCGGCGACGGCGTGAACACCTCGTAGCGGAGGTTCGCTGTCGAGGCGCCGGCTGCGCGGTCGACGATGGGGCCCTGCCCGCCCAGCACCGTGTCGAACCCGGTGATGGTGAAGTCCCCCGCATCTGGTCCATCCAACACACGGATGGTGTCGCCCACCACTGCCCCGAACGACTGGATGTTGATGGTCGTCAGGCGGAAGAGCTTCGAACCGACGGTCGTGCTCAAGTCCGAGACAGAGCCGGTATCGAACGGGAGCTTGGGAATCTTCGGCTCGACCAGGTCGATGTGGATGTTCCGAACGATTCGGGCGCGAAGCTGTGTCTGGGTCTGCGTGAAGAGCGTATCCAGACGAAGGCTGAACTCGTCGGGATCGTTGATCGCCAGGACTCGGTAGGAGCCGGCCAAGGCAGACGTCTCGATGATGACGATGTCTCCTACTTGGACGCCAGCCTGGACGAAGTCGATGGGAGACGTTCCACCGCTGAACGCGATGTTGGTTGGGCTACCAGTCGAGCCGTTGATGCGGAAGTTCGAAGCCGCGTTGCCGGCGATCGCCAAGACAGGGCTGTCGTCGGTAATGTTGGGGAGGCTGTCCTGAAGCGTCGTATCGCTGTTGGGGCGAACGAAGACGTCCGTGTGTCCGCCGAGATGGACGGTCCCATCAGCGACCTGAACGTTGGAGGCAATGCCTCCCGGCACTTCCGAGATGGTGATGAAGCCGCTCTTGAAAAGCGCGAACGAGCCGCTACTGGGGGCAGTCACCGGCAGAGTCGTATCCAGAATGAGGATGTACTCTGTCGACGCCGCCAGCGTCGTGGCCGGCACCACCACTGAGATGTGCGCTTCGTAGACCGTACTACCAGAGCTCGGCTTGAAGCGAACGAGATCTCCCGCCTGGATGACGATATCGCCGTTTGGCCCACCATCCCGATAGATGAGGTTCGAGATGATGAGCCACTCGCCGTAGTAGGTCGCGCTGCCTGCGAGATGGAGGAAGCCCTCACTCGTGCCCTTGAGGATGTCCCGGTCCATTCCCGGGTCGCCGGCACCGATGATGCTGAGCGCCCGAACCGATGTGAAGAGGTCGGGAATGCGAGCCTCGATACCACGCTGGGTGACGAGGGAGCGCTCGGTGAGGGCCTGCGGAATGCGCCCGAGGTAGGTGGCGTTGTCTTCGCGAGGATTTCCGTCCGTGAACGCGGAGAGGTTCGAGACCTTCACCACGCCGGGCACATCGTCGATGTTGGCGATCGCACCGACAGCGACGTTGTACTGGTCGCCGGGGTTCTCTGCCTGGACAGTGATGTCCATGAAGTAGAGGTTGCCCTGACGATTGAAGAGCATTTGCGCGGTCGTGATCTTGAAGTTCTCGACCGGGAAGAAGTTGAGACCCGTATTCGTGTAGATCTTCTTGTCGGTCGTGACATTCACCGTCACGGGGGCGGCGAAGTAGAGGCGCACCAAACCGCCGGAGAAGTCACCCGCCTCACGGGGCTCGAAGAAGTTCGCACCGAGGGCATCTGCCTCGGAGTCAGCCATCAGTTCGGCGTTCACCACCGACTGGTTGGTCTTGACCGTCTGGATTTCCCTCTTGAAGGGCTCCAGGAACATCTGCATCGGGTTCGTGATGAGATCTTCGAGCTGCCCGCCATTGTCTGCCGCCAGAGCTGGGAACTCTTGGAGGAGGCGATCACGCAGGAAGGTCGGGATATCCGTCGCAAACGGGTCGGCAGCAAACCTATCGAGGATGGGCTGCACGATCTGGGTCTCCGCCGGCGAGCCGGGAGAGAGGTCGATCGTCGGATCATACGACGTGAGGAGGTTCTCGACGAAGTTCTTCAGATCGTCCGAGGACGCCATCGGTTCTCCTAGAAAGTCAGATTCGTGACAGCCTGCTGCCCAGACTGTGCCGTGATGCCGACCCGCATAGCAAGGGTCGTCGAGTTGGTGTCGTATCCTACGTTGAGCACGTCTGCGCTGAGGAGTCTCTCGTCAGGCGGAATGCGAGGAACCTGGTTCTGAAGAGAGATGACCTGGTCCCTGGTGCGGGCGATGGCAGAAACGGCCAGCGAAGACAGGGACGTCTGGGAGTTGACCACGACATTTTGCCCGGCCAACGCCATGAGTCCACCTCCCAGCGTGGGGCGGAACTTGTCCTTCCCTGGTGTCTGCAGGGCCAGCTTGGTGAACATCTGCACAAGCCGCTCGATGCCGCTGAGGCCTTTGATGCTTCGCCCCACTTCGAAGAGGAAGACGCTGCTTCTCGTGGGAGAGGGCTTCTCGGCGAAGACTCCAATCGTACTGATGATGGAGTTCTGCTGACCGTTCGGGATCTGGGCCAGCAGGCGAGTGTCCGAAAGCACCATGAACTCCGGCGCCTCGATTTGGTTGATCTCGACGCTCGTCGCCTGGAGGAACTCGAGACCCTGAATGTCCAGCGTCTTCGGAAAGAAGTTCGGCACGACCTGGACCATCGTGATCTTGAGGATGTCCTTGATGGCGATGATCTTGATGTCCGTCATCCCGACTGACCTTTCTGATCGGCGGCCTCAGCCAGCTTCTTAGCGTCGTCGAATGCATCACTGAACGCCTGCTGCAGAGATGCAAGAGCTTCGAGCTGGGTTGGGCGCGTTCCTACGGCCAGAGAGTCCTCTCCGCTCGCATCGCGGAGAAGCCGGTCGTCACCCTTGATTTGCCGCTTCGCCTCGTCGATGTAGTGGTCCAAGGTGAAGCTGGCGAAGGTTGTGTTGATCTCCCTCGAACGGACGAACGTGTAGGTATCGGCAATTGCCTGCCGAACTTGGTCCGACTTTGAGAGCTCGTCGTTCGACTGCTCGACAGTCTCGTTCGGTAGGAGGTCTTCCGACGCCATGGCGACCCTATACTACGGCACTTCTTTGTTGGTCAGAATACTTGTGGGATTGGCACCCGCCAAGAGGTTGCCATCCGGGAGGTATTCCTCGACCGTGCTCGTCGGCAGGTCTGTCGTCACCACGGTCTCCATGGACTTCATGAAGCGGGTGCTCTTTGAGGCGTCCTCAGATGTGAGACCGAAGAAGTCAGAGAAGAGGCACTGGGTTAGCAGGTCCTGAGCCCGGTCGAGACCCCGCTCCTCCAGCGTCTTCAGGATGCTTTGCGCCGTCGCATCTGCTGGCTCTTGGGCCTCCGAGATGACGATCGAGGAGAGCTGCGTGAACAGGTTGCTGAGGCGGGTCTTGATGACCTGGAACGCTCTCAGTGCGTCGTTGACCTGCGCCAGGCTCGGCGTCGTGAGCAGTGGGGAAAGAAGACCCTGAAGAGGGAGCAAGTCGTTGTTGAACTGGCCATTGAACGAGCTCATGACCGTCGTGGATGTCTGCGCCGCGGCAACCACAGGAGCCACGACTCGAACCGCACTCTTTGTCAGAGGCAGCAGAAGGCTCGGGTTGAAAAGGATACGAGTACCATCGATCGCCACCACCGTCTGAATGAAGGCGCTTGCGTGGACGATGCTTCCAACAAGAACTCCCAATGCCGCCGGGTCCTGCACCGCTCCCGTCGCATCGGTAATCTGCATCGCCAGAGGTACAGCGATGGCACTCGTGAAGCCGAAGTCCGTCAGAACGGGGTTGTTGACGACGAGCTTAGACACATTCGGAATCGTCGACCCGCTCGTGATCTCGATTTGGTTGGTGAGCGTCCTGTCGACCGAGATGTTGAAAGTGGGGGTGTAGTTCGTCTTGATGAAGCGAGTCAGGAAGTCCAGATCGAACGAATCGATTGGAGTGCTGACCTGGTCTGGAGCGAAGCCCAAGATCTCATGCGCCGACGGCCCGTCCGGCGTGAAGATGTTGGTGGTCGCGTCGAAGGTTCCTGGCCCAGCACCTCGAACGCGAACGCTCGTGTCCGTGTTGCTTCCGAAGATGATGATCGCACGGTCGGAGTGGAAGAAGTCCGCCGCAGTGGGGCCGGTGATTCCAAAGACGGCATTGATGTCGGCGATGACGGCCGTCCAGGCCTGGGCGGGACCCGACGTGATGGGTATGGCGTAGTGCGTTATGCCGTCCGACCCCGGTGACGGGCCAGGCGTAACTTCGACATAGAGCTTCAGACCAACAGGGATGTTGAAGCTCGCCTGCGCCAGGCTGTTGCAGACGAACGGGCACCCCGATTTGCTTGCCCCTGGGATCTCGTAGGACTGCGCTGAGATGCCGTCAGCGCCCATGGAGGTGCTGTGGGGGTGGGAGGCGACCGTGCTGAGGTCTGGCGAGCCCACAGAGCTCAGGGTGAAGGCACTGGTGGGCTCCGGGCCGATGAAGAGGCCCTGGGACAGTGGGATCGTGTCGTCGTAGACTTTCTTGGTGTTGGAGATCGACTGCAGCGAGGCATTGCCCGCCATCAGCTCGAGCGCGGCGACCGTATTGGACATGCCGCCGCTCGTCATTCCGGCCTGAATCTGCTGCAGAGAGGTTCGAACGCGAGCGATGGTCTGGGTATGCACCACTCTCGACAAGTCGATGCCGTTGTAGCTCGCGATCGCGCCAGACAGCGTTGCCAGTCGGCTGATGAAGAGCTGGTGCGTCTGCGTGAAGAGGCCGAGGGCGTTGAAGAGATCCTGCTTCGCCTCCGTCCCTGACCTGTTGAAGTCAGACGACGGATTCCTCTTTAGCAGCGGGGCAAGCTGGTTGTTGAGGAAGTTATTGATCGAGTTCTGGTAGCGAGTGTAGGCCTGCAGGTTCGTGTCGATGCGCCCGATACGATCGAGCTCGACCAGAGCTGTCTGTGCGTCGATGAGGTCGGCAGTGCTCGACGGGAGACCATCTGGGTTCTGGGTCTCGCCGATTGCAGCCGTGATGTAGTCGATGAGCTCGATATCGGACGTAATGAGCTGCTGCAGCGTATTCTTGGCGTTCAAGAAGATCGACAGAATAGCCTGCGGATTCAGGAGCAGCGCAATGGCGATCGACTCGAGAACGGCCTGATTCTCAGTCGCCGTGTCCGCGTCGGAGTTGAGTCTGGTACCAGTGGTCTGTCGAGAGAGGTACTTGCCGACGACCGATGCCGTGTCGATGCTAGTCGCCATCCTCACCCTCTTCATCACGAGAAGACGAAGAGCCGAGGACAGCCAAGAAGGCCTTCGTCGAGTCTCTACTGCCGGTCCGCTCCAGGAACTCCATCTTCTTGACCTGTTCTCTCGTCACTCGTCTTGAGAATGCCCGCACGAGCTCAACATTGATGTCGAGGGCGTGGCAGATGTTCTCGAGGCTATTGACGAGCCGGGACGGGTCGAAGAGCCAACGCTCGGCGTCCAGCGCGAACTTGCGGAGCTTCAGATCGCGGTGGCTCTTGTAGAGAGCAAAATCGAACGCCGCTCTGATGATGACTTTGATCCAGAGAAGGCGGACCGGAGCATAGCGCTCTGGAGGCGGAGACGGGAGGCTGGCCGCCAGGCGCTTGACGTAGTCGACTAGGTGATTGTTACAGTCAGGGTCTCGCTGATGAAGGCCGGCGGGCTTGGCCAGAAGATCGACTGCGGCAGGGACCGAACTAAGGTGACGGTTCCGGTTCCCGTCTTGTACGGCGTCACCTGTGTACTTCCGTTCGACAGGATGATGCTGAAGAGATCGGGATCCGAGTAGACGTAGTCGAGCCTTGCGAAGGGCGGTAGCTGTGTCCGATTGCTGGGAGTTGTCCCGCTCGTCGTTCCGTCCGCGTAGTGAATTGTTCCCAGCGTTGCGTCCCCGTTCGGCCCCGCCGCGAGCGGAATGGAAATAGAGTCCACTGAGAACTCCACCAGGACCGGCAATGGAAACAGCAAGTTCACCAACGACACCGCTGGAAGCGGGGGCCCGATCACGTCCAGCGCCAGTGGGTCGATACCCAGGATCGGGAAGCTGTCGACCGCTCTCAGGTAGGCCTTGTAGACGACCCCGCGCAGTAGGTCGAACTGGAAGTGTCCGTTCTGGTCCGGCTTGACCTCTATCTGCGACTGCACTGAGACCAGATTTCCTCCGACCACTTGCAGGTCGGTCGTCGGTCGAAACGAGATCCGCAAGTCGTGAATCGGAAGGCCGTCCACGCCCAGAAGGTCGCCCGAAGCCCTGCACCGAAGAGGATCTGGTGATTCGGGCAAGGTGGAGACGTGACTCGAGACGAGAAAGTTGTTCGAGATCGCGAGCGAATCGACCACGATCCGCTGCGGCTGCCTTGGCAGGATCGAGACGCCTTGCTTGTAGAACAGGACGTTGTACGGCCCATCGGGGAGCAGGAAGGAAACGTTCCCACTGCTGTCCGTTGTCCCCGACGTAACGAGCGCGCCAAGCGTGGTGTAGATCTGCACCACCACTGACTGGACGGGCTGCGGCGACGGCTGGTCGTCCTGGACGGTCAGTTGGACTGGCGTCGACATTATCCCTCTCGGATGGGCATGGGGGGAGCTTGGACGATGGAGAAGGGATCTGGCTGCGTCGAGAGAATGGCCAAGAGGTCGATGCTCGTGGCCGGTGATTGAGCCGCGGGCACGACGCACTCACGCGAGTAGCCGGAGCCCTCGAAGAAGACCCGAATCGTGGAACCGACGACCAGGTTTGTCTGCGCATGCCCAGATGCATCTGTGGTCAGCTCGATCCTATCGCTGCTCGGTAGTAAGCCATAGTCTATACTACCGTTTAGGAATTGTTGCATCACCACAGGCACGATAATTATGCGCCGACCGACGACTGGCGCACCGGTGACCGAGACGAGGTCAACGGTCGCCAAGACGAGGCTTCCGTTGGCCAAAACCTGAGACGGATTCGCCTGTTGGGGTGTCGAGAAGGCTGAAACCGCGTTGGTCTTTGAGCTCCAGTACCTCGTCTTGTACCAGTAGGTGGGATCTCCGCCGAGGTCCGTGAACTTGTACTGGGTGTTCAGGAGCCCGATCAAGATTCTCGGCGCAACCCCGCTCTGAAGAGTCGACGGAAGACCGAAGATCGCGAGCGCGTTGCCCGTGAGCAAGATCGTCGAGCCGGTGCCGGTGAGCGGGTTGGTCAAGTCGAAGACAGCGTTGTCGTCCGGGTCGATCTTAGCCAGGCCAGGAATCGCCAGATTGATTTGCTGAACGACGTCTTCGATTCGAAGTGGGCCTGGGCCGGTGTTGGCGTCGTGGAAGGTGATGGCGACTGGGTCGGCACTGCTCAGGGAGACGTTGAGCACGAGCCCAGAGACCGCCCACGGTGGTGAGGTGGTACTCTTCGCCACGGCCGCGGTCTCCGGCGAGCCGGTGATCTCGGTGTATGTGCCGCTTGACCCCGTCGTCGACCGCCAGACCTGCATATGGTCGTACAGCGCCAATACATTCTGGAGCTGGTCGAGAGGGATGTTGAATGTCAGAAGTGTCGCGGTCATGGCTCCTCGCTACGGCGTCGGAACGCGCTGGAAGATGCTCGTCATCGACGGGATGCCGTTCTGGTCGAAGAGGTTGAACGTGTAGAGCGGCGTCGTCCGGTCGTCGTCGTAGATGATGAGCTGGTTGGACGCAACGATCCACCTGTTGGTCTGAATCTTCCTCACGATGACAGAGACGGCTTCCGCATTCGTCGCGGCGGTGGCCGCACTGGCTGCGTTGGTGGCCGCTGCCGCGATCTGGTCGACGTCGAAGCTCTCTGGACGAAGGATGTCCGAATAGTAGCGACTGAGCGAGCTCGCTCCAGCGTCGATCACGTAGCAGAGCAGGTGATTCGCGTGGAATGATGGAGTGAAGACGTACAAGCCACCTTTCACCTCAGTGATGGGTGGCTTCGGAAGAATGTCTGAACCAGTCTCGTCGCAGTACGTCAAGAAGGTCGGCGACTGACCAGTGAGCGGAGATCCGTCGACATTGCTGAACAATGCAAAGCCAACAACGTGGGGGCTGGCCATCTCTAAACGTCCTCCGTCTCCGCTCCCTGGTCAGAGAGCCTTACTTCTTGCTTGGCTCAGCCTTCTCGGGCTTCGGCGGCTCGGGCGGGCGAGCGCGCTGAATCTCGCCGGAATCCGGGTCCACACCAACCGTGACGGTGAGCTGGTTCGGATCGATCTTGTACTGCTTGCAAATGCGCGCGATCTCCATGTCGAAGACCGCTGCATCAGCCCTCGCCGTCTCGTAGATCCGCTTTCGATTCGCCCACGCAGCCGTGAGCTTGAGAGCGTCCGTGATCGCCATCTTGGATGGCAAGTTCAAGGGAGGAGACGGCTTGGGCTCGGCGAGCGCGACGGTCGAGAGCAGCAGAGCTAGGATCGGGATCAGGATCTTCATGGTTGGCCTCTCAGTGATTGCCCGTCCCCTTTGTACCACTTAGTTCAGGACTTCAACAGTGGTGACGGTTCCAGAGACAGTCTGGCTGGCAGCGCTGAGAGTAGCTTGCACGTCGACGGCAAGAGATCCTGTCGTATTGATGGTGGTCGTACCGCCGTTGTTGTTCAAATCGGCGAAACCACGAGCGGTAGTTGAGGTCGGGAAGATGACGTTGCCGTCGACCATGACCGTGCCGCTCGATCCACAGGTGCGGAAGGTCAGGAATGCATCGACGTCATAGCCCTTCGTGGTGAGCGACGCTCCAACCGTGCTGAGGGCGCCAGTCGTTGCGATTGTGGTGGCTCCCAGCTTGATGAGCCAGGTGAAGTTGCCTGGCGTCGCCGTAGTGGTGATGACCCCACCGTTGTGAATATGCAGGGTCTTGCCTGCCGCACAGAAGTTCGCTGGGAGGGTGGCCGTTCCAACGCCGGTGCCGACGATCGTGGCAGTGGTTGCAGTGTTGACCGTACCGTTCGCCGTTGAAGAGAAGGCGGTTCCCTGCAGCATCTGCTTGAGACCGAGCTGCTGGGTAGCGAGAGCGCTCTGAGTCGAGTCGGTCCAGACGTCGCCATTGGTCGGAGATCCAGGGGCCGCCTGTGAAGCAACGTTGAAGGTACCGTTGACCGTCGAGCGAACGCCAGACTTCGAGATCGAGACACTGGTAGCGTTCGAGGTGCCAAGCTGTAGCGCCGCGGCAGAGTCGACCGTAGTGTTACCGCTGCTCGTCGTAATGGTGGACGCTGCATTGCCAGTCAGGCTGATGGCGCCAGTCAACTGAGTGAGGCCACCAGTGATCGTCGTCGTGATACCAGAGCGGCCAATATTGACCGCGCTCGCGTTGGTGCCACCAATCGTGATGGTGCCGGCGGTGCCACTGTTGACCTTCGTTCCGCCATCGATCGTGACACTGCCACCGTTGACGTTGCCGCCGAATGCACCAACAGAGCCTGAGTTGCCAGCGGTGATGGTGACGTTACCGCCGGGACCTGGGGGGCCCTGGGCACTGCCGTTTCCACCGTTTCCACCGATGATTTGAGCGGCACCGCCAGTTCCGCCAGAGATGGAGTTGTTGTTGGTCGCTCCACCTGCTCCACCCTGCAAAGATGCAGCGCCGCCGTTACCAGAAGCAGATCCGTTATTATTTGCTCCGCCAGCACCAGCGATAAGAGCCGCAGCGCCGCCCACAGCACCGCCGTCTGATGCACCACCGGCGCCGCCCTTACCCGCCGTGATAGTGACCGTTCCTGCAGCGCCAGACGTCGTCGCTGTTCCGCTCGAATCGCTAC